CTTGCCGATGGGCGGCGGGATTGTAAACACTCCGGCAATGGCCCATGTGCTCGCCGAGGCCGGATCGGTCCCGGCATAAACGGCGACTTCGCCTTTCGAGGAAAAGAACGCCGCGAAATCGTCCGGGCCGGTGCCCGAGTCGATAGTCATTGACCCGATGGCAAGCAAAAACCCACCTTGGGAAAACAGCGGACCGAAATTGAATTCGACCGCATCCCCGGCCACGGAATCGACCGGCAAGTACCAGGCCGATGTCGAATCCTTTTCCACAAACCAAATCCGGCGCTTGTGAACGCCGATGTTGTTCAGGTCCGCCGAGGTCACGTTGTTTATGGTCGGCGTGGCCCAGGTCGTGCCGTTATAATGCCGAACCGAATCCGCGCCGTTGCAGATCACGGTGAAATTTCCGCCGCTGGTCGCCATCATGTCGTACTGAAAGCGACCGTTGGACAGCCCGGTTACAGCGGCGCTTCCGACCGACCCGGCGGAAGTGACATCGAATATCTCATCGGAATCGGAAGCGAAAAGCTTTGCCGCCGCCGGACCTTCCCAGGGGATGATGGCCTGAACCGCGCCGCTCAATCCCGTGGCATGGGACGCATAGCCATAGCGCATTTCAACCGAATTGGCGCGCGGGAAGATGTTTTTCAGAATAACCGCGTCCTCGGGCGGCATGTCTGCAATCGAGTCGATGGCGTTCAGGCCGCCGACCGGGGCCGGCAGGGAAACCGAACGCGATAGCCGTCTTCCTCCCCCGCGCCCGGCCGTTCTGCCGCGTTGAGCGCCCGCGAACATCAGAGCGACCAAGAACCTTCCGGCACATAAGCGCCGATGACCTGGTTCAGCTGTGCATCACCCCCGTAAGATAGGGAACGCCGCCCGCCGTCGCGCATGATGGCCTGGTTGACTTCCCTTTCGTAAGTGGCAAAATCCTCGGCATAGTCGAGTTCCTTGGACTTCTTGAAACGCCAGATTAGCCCAAGCTTCATGAGTTCCTCGTCCAGAACCCCCACATCAGTATCCGCCGTCCATTCGTATTGGCCGGTGCCGCCCGAGGATTCGCACCAATCCCGTGACACATACTCAAAAGCATAGGTATTTCCAGCGGGAGGAATCGGGATCAAGAGCATATCGCCGCCTCGAATGCGGAAGGCGTCCGTCAACACTGTCGCCGTCACCGCCTTCTGATTCTGCCATTCTCTGGACGACAGAGGGCCAAGAACGCGGCGCTTTTGCGTGCGGTTGTAGACCGTTTCGTTGACGATCCGGTCAAAATTGGAATTGAACACACCGGTTTGGGTCTCCGTTGCCGTGGAAACGAAAGTGTCCTCGGTAGTCAGCTTTTCCCAATTGTGCCGGCGCATGAGTTCCTTGCCTTCCTGGTTCGCCTGGGCAAGCAAGGTGCGCGTGTTCTGGTCCGTCGCGCCGATAACGGACGACGAGCGGGGCAGCCCGAGCGAATCCTGCGTGTTGTTGATTACGGTGAGAAGGGTCATGGGTTTTTACGCGGGCGGCCCGGCTTGCGCTTCTGCGGCGGGGATTCTGAAACCGAAGCAGTCTGAACTTGGCCGCCGGGCGCGATCCGGTTAACCAGCGCTTTGAGTTCGCTTACCTCTTCGCGCAATTGTGCGTTCTCCGCGTCCCTGGTCGCCAGGGCGGCAGCCAACTTGACATCGCCCTGCTTGCCCTCGACAAAGAGCCGGGCCTTTTCCTTGAGCATCCGCCCGCCCATGCCGATGGCCTGAATGGCAGACTCGTTGATCTTGGCCAAGTCCTCGGCGCTTCTGATGTGCAGGTCTTTCAGGCGCTTGGACATGCCGGGCGACACGAACGCGAGCGCATCGATTGAAGTCCCGTCTACCGGCTCGTCTTGACCCTTGAGCCAATGCTGGTAGTAAGGATCGATGGCGGGCCAAAGAATCGGGTCGGCCTTCAGGACCGAGATTTTCCAAGGCGTCGAGTCGCCGTGGTCTGACCCCTTCTTGATCAGGTCCACCATTTCGACTTCTTTCAACTCGCCAGGGTTCTTCGGGTCCGGTATGTGGTCCTTGCGGAAGTTCAAAGGCACCACGTTGACTTCGTGGCGGATGGCATCCGGGCTGGTCGGGTCGGCTAGCATGTAACCTCCTAGGCCGCTCTGTAGTAGGGAAGGGTCTTCATGGTCTCGCGCCATTCCTCCGCGAAGGCCGCGTCTTCATGGCCCGTCATGTCGGGCGTGCCGCGCGTGAAATGCACAATCGCGGGGTCAATCCCGGCATCGGACCAGCCCTCAAGCCAGTTCCACTTTTCCTCGATCTTGCCGATCTGGCCGTCTTCGGCCCAAAGCAGCGCGTGCAGGTACTGGCCCGTCCGGTTGTTGATCGCGTACTTGGTCAGATTCTTGCACAACGACGGGCGGAACACCATGAGGCTGGACCAGTTCTTGCGGAAATACTGAGTTTGCCGAACGCCGTCCATCTTGTCGGACTCGGGCGGCGCGTGATCGTGATGCACGCACGACACGACCATGCTCCGGTCGATGGCCTCGATCATTTCCGCCGGGTCGCTTCGCACCAGTATGTCGGGGTCGGAATAGATAACCAGGTCGTCGCTGTCCGCTTCCAATATGGGGACCGCGAAGCGCGTGAAGCTGAAATCGCTGGAAAACGGCTTGCCGTCGCGGTCGTCCCACATCTGGCCGTCCCCATCGACATGGTAGGAGCGCCAGTAAAGCCCCTGACGGCGCAGTTTGCGCTCGACCAGGGGAACCACCCCGAAGTTGATCGAGGAATGTTTCTGCAAGGACCGAAGGAAAACCTCCAGGGCGGTCGAATCCCGCCAATCGAAGCCGACATACCACTTCATGCCGCCAGCTTCCCCTGCTGGCGCACCATTTCCTGAAGCAAGCCATCGCCGGCCAGGCCGTAACGGACATACTGTCCATCGGGAAACGGCGCGTCGCCGAGTTGCTTGGCGTGCTCGTTCATGATGTTCATTTGAGGGAAGAAGTGCCGCGCGTAGCTGACCATCGTCAGCGACGACTTGAACCACCGCTCGCCGCAACGAACGGCGGACTCGCTCATGGGCTTTCCGAAATGCTTGGCGGCGTGCTGTCCGCCGTCCGGGGCGAACGAGCAATCCATGCCGTGAACGATGAAGGTCCGATACCCGAGCGCGAACAGCACACACAAGGCCCGCAACCCTATGGAGCCGCCGCCGGCTATGCTGTGGGAATCCGGCTCTATGTCCCTTAGAACCTCGATTGTCAAATCGTCGGTCAGGACATGCCAGAGCGTCAGGTCGTGGCTCAAAAGGTTTTCGATTGTCTTTGGGTGCATGCAGGACGCCATGTAGTACTGAACGTCCCCGTGAGGCTTCGATGTGTAGATGCCCTTGTGTTCCCTCGGGTCGCAGTCCATGTGAAACTTCGGGACGATGCCCCGTTCGATCAGGAAATCATGCGCGCCCGAAACGGTGCAGACATCGCCCTCGCCCAGGTTCTCCCAGGTGTCATGCAGCGACGGCCCGTAGCAGACCAGAATGGCCGTCCTGTCGTGGCCCTTTAAAAGAGGAACGAGCCGCTTCTTGACCTTGGGCAGGTTGACCCGCATTTGCTCGCCGCGAATTTCCTTTGTAACCGCCGACTTGGACTTGATCTCGCCGATTTCCTTCTGCGGCGAGACCAGCAGGCTAATCTCGCCGTCCCTAACGTCGAATTCCTTGATGTGGAAATAGGGCGCGATCCGCTCTTCCCACCACGGCGCCTGCTCGACGATCAGGTGCGCGTTGCGCCCATCCGCGAGCGTCTTTTGAGCCGGGCGGGTCGCGATGTTGAGAAACGCATACCGGCCCGTCTTGCGAGCGATGTGCTTCAGCACACTTTCAAGGCAGCCCGGCTCGATGTGTTCCAAAACGTCGGTGCAGACAATCAGGTCCGACTTGACGGCGGTTTCCTTGCCTTCTATCGCCGGGTCGTATTCCCGCATCCATTCCGGGCTTCCCAGGGAAACCCTGAGCGTGCCCTTGCCGCAGCCGTAATCCAGGGCCGTCTCGCAATCGAGGCGCTCGCGCATGCTCATAACCTTGGCGGCCCATCTGGAGCCGTAGACGCCATAGACGCCGTGCTTGTGCAGGTGCCGGTTCAATTCCAGATAGGCGTCGGTGATCAGCATGAAATATCCCAAAAGAAGCGGGAGAGCCGAAGCCCTCCCGCTCTACCGAAGTTA